AATACCCGGACGAAGTCCACTTCATTCCCGCTGACGACCTGCGCGAGCACGTTTTCGCGGGCGACTGCTGGTGCCGCCCCGACTGCCGGCATGAGAGCAGCCGCGACGGCATCCTGTTCCACTGGCTGCACCGGCCCGCCGACGGCCGGGATCGGTACGCCGGCGGCGAGGTGGTGTACCAGTGAGTGCGGCTCTCTCCCCATCGGTGATGCTGGATCTCATCAAGCGCGAGAAAGACCGCCGGCTCGCTCAGCGCGATCTCATGGCATTCACGCGCCAATCATGGGACATCATCGAGCCCGGAGTCGATTTCCGCGAAAACTGGCACTTGAACGTCATCTCTGAACACTTGATGGCGGTCACCAGCGGCGAGGTGCGCAACCTCGTCATCAACATCCCCCCAGGGTGCATGAAGTCCATCCTCACATCCGTAGCATGGCCCGCGTGGATGTGGGCAAGTGACGCTTCGCTGCGGATAATGGGCGCGTCCTATGGCGCTGACCTCGCTATCCGAGACTCAGCCAAGACCCGAGACATTATCACCTCCGACTGGTACGCCGAGCGATGGCCAGACGTCAAAATCAAGCCCGGTTTTGACCAGAAGATGAAGTACGAACTCACCGAGGGAGGCTGGCGTATGGCCACATCGGTCGGTGGTCGAGCGACCGGCGAGCATCCCGATGTCAAGATCGTGGATGACCCGCACAATGCCAAGCAGGCAGAGTCCGACGCCGAGCGTGAGTCGGCGCTGACTTGGTTCGACCGAACCCTGTCAACGCGCGGTCAATCTCGCAACGCATCAACAGTTGTCGTCATGCAACGATTGCATGAAAAGGACATTACCGGCCATATCCTGGCCGACCTTACTGGCTACACCCACCTTTGCATCCCGATGGAGTTTGACGGGGTGCGCCGCAAGACGTTCCTCGGCGCATATGACCCGCGCACGAAGCAGGGCGAGCTATTGTGGCCAGAGATGTTTGATGACACCTCGGTCACCGAACTCAAGCAACTCCTCGGCACCTACGGCACCAGCGGCCAACTCCAGCAAGACCCGACCCCCGCCGAGGGCGGCATCCTGAAGGCCAAGCACTTCCAACTCTGGCCTGCCAAGCAACCGCTTCCTCCGTTTGAGTTCGTCTTGCAATCCTATGATTGCGCCTTCACCGAGAAGACTACCGGCGACCCGACGGCCTGCACCGTTTGGGCGATCTTCACGCACCAGGGCCAGCGCAACGTCATGCTCATCGACGCATGGGATGAGCACCTGTCCTATCCCGACCTTCGATCCCGCGCGATCAAGGACTGGTCCACCGAGTACGGCACGCCCAGCCCGCAGGATGGGATGCGCCGCGCAAGGCGCCCGGACAGAATGCTGGTCGAGGCGAAAGCCTCCGGCCTGTCGCTGCTGCAAGACCTTCGGCTTGCCCGCGTGCCTGCTGTCCCATATAACCCCGGCAACGCGGACAAGATCAGCCGCGCGCATCAGACTGCGCCAACGCTTGAATTGGGCTTGCTCTGGATTCCGGAGAGCGGCAAGAACCCAGGCCAGCCGGTTAGCTGGGCGTCGGCATTCCTCAAGCAAGTCGGGAAATTCCCGGTCGCCGAGCACGATGACTATGTGGACACCTTGACACAGGCTGTGATATACCTGCGCAATGACGGGTGGTTCGATCTGCCACGCGCCCGCGAGCGTGATGACGACCCGCGCGAGTGGCGGCGCGAGAAGGTGAATCCGTATGCCGCCTAAACCCGTATGGGACAAGCCGCGCCCCAAATCTGCCGGCAAGCCTGAGTCGCTTGGCAAGAAGGGCAAGGCTAGCGCCAAGGCAATGGCTGCTGCTGCCGGCCGGCCATATCCAAACCTTGTCGACAATATGCGCGCGGCGAGGAAGAAGTGATGGCCAAGACTCCCGCATGGCAGCGCAAGGAAGGCCAGAGCCCCGGCGGCGGGCTTAACGCCAAGGGCCGCGCTTCTGCGAAGGCGCAGGGCATGAATCTCAAGCCGCCGGTCAAGGCTGGCGACAATCCGCGACGCGCATCATTCCTTGCTCGCATGGGCTCGATGCCTGGGCCTGAGTACAAGGATGGCGAACCGACGCGGCTGCTCAAGTCGTTGCAGGCCTGGGGCGCATCCAGCAAGGTTGATGCCAAGGCCAAGGCGAAAGCAATCAGCGCGCGCAACAAGAAATAGGTGACCCCATGGCTGAGCCGACCGGCGTTATTCGCCCGCAACCCCGAAACGCCGCGCTTGGCGCCCTAGCGGATTTTCTTCAGCGCGCCAATACTGCCGCCGCCCGCGTGCAGTTCAACCCGCAGATTGCGCCGCAGTTCACGCTCGCCGACTTGCTGCCGCTTGAGGGCGCAGCGGGGCTGATGCAGGACGTCGCGCACTACGGCCCGCGTGCGATCAACAAGGGTGGCCCGACACTTCAGACGTTCAGGCTCGACCCCAGGGCGCTGGACGTGGCGGAGGCCGCGACCTACGCCTCGCCACTCACCCGGTTGGCGCGGCCAGTGGGTCGGATGGCTGCGCAGCAGATCGAGCGCGCCATGAGCGAGGGACGCGGGCCGCTGGGCGCAGCGCTGGCGCCAGTGCGGCCGATGAACGTGATTAAGCCCAAGGGCGGCAACTGGCTGGCGGGCGACCGGTCGCCTGAGGCGGCGGCGCAGAGGTTGAAGGCGCATGACAACCCTGAGCAAGCACTTGAATTCGCTCGAGAACAACTGGCCGGGCCGTTGCCTGGCGGCACATACGCGGCGCTTACTGAGCGGATACCGGCTTGGGAGCGAGAAGCGGCTCTTAACAAGTGGCTCGACCAGAAGCTCGCCAAGTACGTGCGCAACGAGATGGCCACGCCGGAGGATCCGCTACGGGCGCTGGCCGAGCGCGGGGTTTTGCACGTTGATCCGGATCAACTACGGTATGTAGAAGGGGATTACGCTAAAGCCTTAATGCCAACTCAGAAAGTCATGGGGCAAAGTCCTGCCGCTAAGCAATGGGAGGGGGCATCTGATTTAGTGATAAGTCAAACCCGCGCAGGGGATTTGACGCTCCTGAGTGATGAAAACCCTTGGCTCGCCAAGGTGCCGCCTGATACTCCGGTTTTTGGCCTCACGGATGACCCGCTCGGAATGGCCGAAGACTTGGGATTCACCCACCTCGTGGACGAACTGCGCAATGCGGTCACGCCTAATAGCGGGTTGCCACGCGAGCTTCAACTCAAGCCCGAGCAACTCAGCAAGGTCACCGTGCCGCAGGCAGTTGAGCTTGTGGACCGAATCAACAAGTGGCGCGCGGCGCAGAAGGCCGAGGCCGACCTGGCCCGCAGCACCAACGCTGCTACCGCAGAGTACAAGGCTTACCCGACCATCCCTGGCACCGACCGGCCCAACGAGCGCGGGCTGCGGTGGGTGGAGTTGCGCACTCCAGAAGAAGCGGGGGAAGAAGCTGAGTCAGCCCTCAAAACCGCCCTCAAGTACGAGGGCGAGACGATGGGCCACTGCGTGGGCGGCTACTGCCCGGATGTCATCGAAGGCAAGAGCCGCATCTTCAGCCTGCGTGATGCGCGGGGCGAGCCTCATGTGACGGTGGAGGTGCGACCTGACAGGCAGCGCGACAAATATTACACAGATTGGATGCGGCAACAGCCTGAAGCAATTCAAGACGAAGTCACCGCTGCGGCTATTGAATACAACGCTGCAAACCCGAAACTCGGTTACGGTGAATCGTTGAATAAAGTTCTTCGTGATCGAATTGGAGAGGTGCCGGACGAAATCGTCCAGATCAAAGGCAAAGCCAACCGCGCCCCCAAGGAAGACTACCTGCCCTTCGTGCAGGACTTTGTCAAGTCGCAGCAGTGGGGGCGGGTGGGGGACTTGCGGAACACTGGGCTTATTGAAATTGACCCAGACAGCGATCTGGCGGCGAGGATTAAAGCCTCGGGCAACGAGCCGCCAAAGTTTGTAACGCAAGATGAATTGACGAGCTTGCTGCGTCAAAATGCCGATCCTGCCAAGGGCTACGCCGAAGGCGGCGCCGTCTCCACCGACCCCGAGGGCGAGGATCAGATGGGTGCGGTGAATCGCGCCGCCCGTTCGCTGGACGAGTTGGCTGAGCGGTATGCCGGGGGTGGGGCGGTCAGGAAGGGGCTGAAGGGGTTGGTGGAGAAGTACACCAAGCGCGCCCCGCAAGACGAAGCGCTAGAGACCGCGCGCAAGAATGCCGTCACCATGCTCGGCCTGCCTGAGAACAATACGGCAATGGATCGAGCTAGGGCGATGGGGTATGTGGATGATGTCAAAGGCGAATTGTACCGAGGCCAACATCAGGCTCCGATATCTTCAATAGAAATTGCATCTCCTGCTTATGAGCTAAACAGGAACACTTATCCTGACGACATCTATTCTTCAAAAGCTGCTAGGTATTACGGACATGGTTCTGACCCAGTAGAAGACGCTAATGTTATGCGTCGCCTTCAGGCTTTGAAAAACTCTCCCGATGCGCCTGTGGTGATTTTCCGCGCAGTGCCTAAGAATGTAAGTGCGGGCCGCATTAATCATGGCGATTGGGTGACTCCTAGCAAAGCGTATGCAATTGAGCACGGCCAAACGATGTTTGGCAAGGATTACAAAATCTTGAGGGACAGAGTGCCGGCAAAATCTTTGTATACAGACGGCAACTCAATTTATGAGTTTGGTTACGACAAATCGCAGCGGTTTGCAGAAGGACCGGCGTCTATCCCTATTGTCAGAAACCCAAACCCGGCCAACAGTGAGCGCTCCCGCTTCGCCGCCTTTGACCCCGCCCGCATCAACGAAGCCGATTTGCTTGGCTTTGCTGACCCGCGTCTGCTTGGGCTGACTGCTGCTGGAACTGCGGCAGGACTGGGCCTGCGCCCGTTGTTTGCCCGAGACGAAGAAAAGCAAGAGCCGCAGAAAAAAGCCCAAGGTGGTATCGTCCGCACCGAGTTCGAATACGACCCAGCCGCAGTGGATGCCCGCGCTGCCGCACTGATGGAAGAAATCGATGCCGCCTGACCAAATGCCCGAAGACGATGACGATACCAACGGCATCATGGTGCCGCTGGAAGACGAAGAGCTTGAGGTCGAAGACACCGAAGACGGTGGCGCAGTCGTGCGGCTCGAAAACGAGCAGCAGCGCGAGCGCAATGTCGAGCACTTCGCCAACATCGTGGACGAAGTAGACCAAGCGGTCCTGTCTGACATCGTGACCGATCTTCTGGACAAGATCGAGCGCGACAAGGAAGCCCGCGAGAAGCGCGACAAGCAGTACGAGGAGGGCCTGCGCCGCACGGGCCTGGGCGACGATGCTCCAGGTGGCGCGCAGTTCAGCGGCGCCAACAAGGTCGTTCATCCGATGCTGGTCGAGGCGTGCGTGGACTTCTCGGCACGCTTCATGAAGGAAGTGTTCCCGCCATCGGGGCCGGTCAAAGCGAAGATCCTTGGCGAGCAGGACAAGGAAAAGGTTGACCGCGCGCAGCGCAAGACCGAGTTCATGAACTGGCAGTTGACGGAACAGGTGCCCGAGTTTCGCGGTGAGCTTGAACAACTGTCCACGCAACTGCCGCTGGGAGGCGGGCAGTATCTCAAGGTCATGTGGTCGGCATCGCAGCAGCGTCCGACCGCTGAGTTTGTGGCAATCGATGACGTATACCTGCCGTTTGCCGCAACGAATTTTTACTCGGCCGAGCGCAAGACTCATGTCCAGTATGTGACCCGCTCCGAGTATGCGCGCAGGGTCAAGTCTGGGATGTATCGGGACGTTGACTGGACCGCTCCCGGCGAGCCTGAGTTCAGCAAGGCGTCGCGCGCCAACGACAAGATTGAGGGTCGCAAAGACAGCAGCTACAACGAGGATGGGCTGCGCACTGTCTTTGAGATTTGCACCCGGCTTGAGATCGAAAACGACGACCCTGCGCCCTACATCATCACCATCGACAAGTCGTCAGGCAAAGCGCTTGCGCTTTACCGCAACTGGGAGCCTGACGATCCCATGCAGCGCGAACTTGAATGGATGGTTGAGTTCCCGTTCGTCCCGTGGCGCGGGGCATATCCCATCGGCCTGACCCATATGATCGGCGGGCTGTCTGGTGCAGCCACCGGGGCGCTGCGTGCGCTGCTGGACAGCGCCCACATCCAGAACATCCCGACGCTGCTCAAGCTCAAGGGCGGCCCTAACGGGCAGACGATCAACGTCCAGCCCACCGAGGTTGCCGAGATTGAAGGCGGCGCGCTGGTTGACGACATCCGCAAGTTGGTCATGGGGATGCCTTTCAACCCGCCGAGCCCGGTTCTGTTCCAACTGCTGGGATTCTTGGTCGAAGCGGGCAAGGGTGTCGTCCAAACCTCGTTTGAGAAGCTGTCCGACCAGAATCCCAACCAACCCGTTGGCACCACGCTTGCGCTCATTGAGCAGGGCATGGTGGTCTTCAGCAGCATCCATTCGCGCCTGCATAACAGCATGGCGCGGGTTCTGAAGATCCTGCATCGCATCAACTCGGCATATCTGACCGAGGAGATGCTTGAGGGCTATGACAACGGGCTTGAGGTTGATCCTGAAGACTTTGACGGCCCGCTTGATGTCATCCCGGTCAGCGACCCGGCGATCTTCAGCGAGGCTCAGCGCTTCGCCCAGGTTCAGGCAATCATTCAGCGCGCGGCGACTCTCCCGCAGATGTACGACCAGCGCAAGGTCGAGGAGATGTTCCTGCGGGCGCTCAAGGTGCCGGCCAACGATGTGCTGCAACCGCAGCCTGGGCAGGACGATCTTGACCCAGTGAGCGAGAATGTAGCAGCGTCGATAGGACGGCCTATTTATGTGCTCCCCAAGCAGGATCACATTGCGCACATCCGCACGCATCTTGCGTTTCTGAACTCCCCCCTGTTTGGCATGAACCCGGCGATTCAGCGAAGCTATTTCTGGCCGATGTCGCAGCACTTGCGCGATCATCTGCTGAACTACTACATGACTGAAGCGCAAAATGCGGTCAAGCGAGCGACTGACGACAACCTGATTTCTGCTGAGCCTGAGCAGGAGGTTGCTGTCATCCTTCAGGTGCAGCAAGTGATTGAGGCGCAGCTTGGCCAGTTTGCGCAGCAGCTT